ATATGAATGGTGGTGCTTTAAATGTCATTAATTGTCGCTGTTTTACCCTTTATTATGATTCAGAAGATCAAATAATTTCATAATTCTTTACAAATCAAACACTTACAAATCAAATAAAGTATATAATAAAGTTGACTATACAATTAAAATGTATATAATAGGTTCTATAAGTTGATAACAGCTTATATAAAAACTTAAACAGGAGCAAGAAAATGAATACAGAAAAACAAAAAGCAAAATACACAATTAAATTATTCCATGATGTGTTTGGTGATAAAGATAAATATTTAGGGTACTGGGAATTTGATGAAGCATATGAAAGTTCTGATGGTACTTGTTTGTTAGAAGTTGTTTATCAATCTTCACAAAACATTGATGAAAGCTGGTCAAAAGAAGCACTAGGTAAAGAATATCGTTCTACATCAGTAGGAGATTATATGGAGTTAAATGGTGTTAGATACTATGTTTCTGAAAGAGGTTTTACAAAAACTCCGATAGAAAAAGATAGTTTAGGTAGGGTAATTTAATAACATAAACAGGGAGCAGAAATGCTCCCATTTATTATGGAGTAAAATATGGAAGATAAACACAATCAACATGAAGAATATATGACAGGTTGGGAAATTGTGGCAAGTACCATTTTATTTGCTATGATGTTAGGTACTGTTTGGTTATTTTTATTAATAACATATTAAAGATTTAAACTTGCTAAAGTTTTGGTGTGGAGTTTTTGCTAATTCTCTGCACCTTTTTTTTTGCTTGTAATTAATGCACAAGTATTGCTATCATAAAGGAACTTTTACTTGACAAGGAATTTGAGTTATGTCTGATGAACATTTTGAAATAGTAAATGATGTTTTAGACCTTGAATGTGATTATAAAGGTATTGATACAGAGGAAGATGGGAGCTTTGAAGGTTATGCTTCTGTATTTGGCAACAAAGATTTAGGAAATGATGTTATCAAACAAGGTGCATTTGCTAAATCAATCTATGACAAGAAGCCCAAACAAATTAAATTACTTTATCAACATAAGACTGATGAACCTATTGGTGTGATTGACGCACTAGAAGAAGATAAGAGAGGGCTAAAGATCAAAGGCAGATTAGCTATGGGTACACAGAAAGGCAAGGAAGTGTACGAGCTAATGAAAATGGGTGCATTAGATTCTATGTCAATCGGCTATAAGTTAGCACCAGATGATTATAAATATAGCGATAAGCTAAAGAAAAGAACAATTACGAATTTGGATTTGATGGAAATATCAATGGTAACTTTTCCAATGAATCCAAAAGCTAAGATTACAAAAGTAAAATTAGCTGAAATGAATGTAAGAGAGATAGAACATTACTTGCGTGATGTGGGATTAATGTCTAGTTCTGTTGCGAAACAAAGTGCAAATATATTATATAAATCATTTAATCCAGAATTAAATGAACAGCGAGATGTTGTAGATAGTATTAAGCATTTAATTGAAACAATTAAACATTAACGGAGTTTATTATGAGTGATGAAATCAAATCTGTAATAGACAATTTGAATTCTACTTTTGAAGATTTCAAAAGTGAAAATTCAAAGCGACTAGACGAGATTGAAAAGAAAGGCTCTGCTGATCCTCTACTTGAAGAAAAAGTTGATAAAATGGCTGATGACATTTCTAAAATGGCAGAAACCAAACAAGCTATTGAGATTCAAGAAAAGAACTTAGCAGAAGCACAGGCGAAGCTAGATAACCTGGAAACAGTTATTGCTAGACCTAATACAGGCGAAACAAAAGATGTTGACATTCAAATGAAAGCATTTGGCGATTGGCTAAGAAAAGGGGAAGTTGATGAAATGGAAAAGAAAGCACTATATGAATCTGACGATACATTAGGTGGTTTCTATGCTCCAGCAGAATATGTTGCAGACTTAATTAAAGGTGTAACAGAGATTTCTCCAATCCGTTCTATTGCTAGAGTTAGAACTACATCAAACAGAGGTATTGAGATTCCTAAAAGAACAGGTCAATTCTCTGCTTCTTTTGTTGCAGAAACAGGCACTAGATCAGAAACAACAGGCTATACAACAGGCTTAATGCAAATTGACGCACATGAGCTTTATGCTTTAGTGGATATTTCACAAGCTATGTTGGAAGATTCTGCTTTTGATTTAGAATCAGAAATGTCAGAAGAATTTGGTACACAGTTTGCGAAAGCAGAAGGTACTGCATTTGTTTCTGGAAATGGTGTTGGTAGACCACAAGGCTTTACAGATTCATCTGCTGGAGTTAGTTCAACTAATTCTGGAAGTGGAACTGCATTGACAGCTAATGGTCTTGTTGACTTAACTATGGCTATCAAATCTGACTATATGGCAAACGCAAGTTTTGTGATGAACAGAGCTACTTTTGCTGATGTATTAAAGTTAGAAGATACAGAAGGTCAAAAGATATTTGTAAATGCTATGAGCTATGTTGGTGGAACACCAGCAACAATCTTAGGAAAGCCATACATCTTAGCAGAAGATATGCCAGATGTAGCTGGTTCAGCTAAACCGATAGCATATGGAGATTTCTCAAGAGCTTACACTATTGTTGACAGAGTAAATTTATCGGTCATGCGTGATCCTTACTCACAAGCAACAAGTGGTAATATTCGTTATGTCGCCAGACGAAGAGTTGGCGGTGCTGTAGTTTTAGCGGAAGCGATTAGACTACAAAACATTTCTGCATAACGGGGGTTTATTATGAGAGATATTGCAAATAGAACTAAGTCAGTTACTTGTCAAGACGCAAAAGTATTTACAGCAGACACAGATGGAACTACTGTTGATACACAAGGTTTTGAATCAGTAATGTTCATTGTGAACTCTGGTATTGAAGGCGATACATTATCTGGGAGTGTAAAGTTTGACTTTATACTTCAAGATTCAACAGACGATTCTACATTTTCAGCCGTTACTAGCTCAACAGCAGTAACAGAGGGAAGTGTTGATTCAAATGGTATCTTTTTGACACTAGACGCAAATGGCGAAACACCACAGACAAGCCAAATTGGTTATATCGGTGGGAACAGATATGTGAGAGTTAAGATTGACGCAACAGGTACTCACTCAAACGGAACACCTATAAGTGTTCAAGCTGTGTTGGGTAATCCTATTGATTCAACAGACGCATAATATCTGATAAGTTTGTGGGGAGTGGTTTTGATTGCTCATTGTCTGCTCCTCACTCTTATATTGATTAGATAGTATTTAAAGAATATTATGTAATGAATAACGGAGAGGAATATGAAGATAAAAATGTTAAGAGATGTTAAAGGCTCTAGTAATGAATCTGGAAATGCAACCAGGATTTATCAAAATAACGAGATTATTGATTGTGATAAACAATGGAAAGTAGATTTAGCGAACAACTTTATTTCTAATAATTCAGCGATAGAGGTTAAAGTTGACGAGCCAAAAGAAATTAAAGCCAAGACTAAAACAAAGAAGAAAGCCACTAAGAAAAAAGCCACTAAGTCTAAAGGTTAATCATTATGGCTAGAACGATTGGTAGCACATTTTCTACTCAATTATCTAGCACCCAAACTAGACCATTCTATGCAGTAGAATTTTTATACACGCAATCATTAAGAGTGTGGACAGGTTATGGCGACTTTACTGTTGAAGGTCAAGTGTATACAGGGTTAGGTAATTTAATATCTATTAGTCAAGTACAAGAAACAGCAGAAACCAAAGCTAGTGGTATAAGAATATCTGCTGGTGGTTTAAATACAGATGTGTTAGCAAGTGCGTTGACACAAACACAGCAAGGAGTGGTGGTTAATGTTTATTTTGGAGTTCTAACAACCACAAGTAATGCTCTTGCTATTGTAGATGATCCATATCAAATATTTTCTGGATTTGTTGATACTGTAAATATAGCTGAAACAGGAGAAACATCTTCAATAACATTTAATGTGGAAAGCAAATTAATTTCACTTGAAAGACCTTTAAATTTCAGATACACAGACCAAGATCAAAAACATTTTTTTCCAAATGACAAAGGGCTTGAGTTTGTTGATGATTTACAAGATAAAGAAATTATTTGGGGTGGTGGCACAACATGATAAATGTTTCTCCTATTATAAATTTATACAAAGAATTTGATAAATATAAAAAATATTCAGATGATGAAATACTTGCACATATATATCCATCATTAGAGTTAAACCAATATAAAATTCACAAAGAAAATGGAAGAATATACGGCTTTTCTAATTGGGCTTTTTTAGATGAAATTGAAGAAGAATATTTGCTAAAAACAAACAATGTCTATCAAGAAGCATGGAACTCTGGTGATATTGTTTGGCACATGGATATTGTTGCTAGAAAGAATGTTAAAGAAATAATGGATTGGACTAGACAATATTTCACGCAGTTGCTTGGCTGTAATCAAAAAGTTAAGTGGCTAAGAATACATAACAATAAGATAATACCTAAAGAAATAACAACCAAAAGGCATTTTGTGTAATGGGAAGTTCAATAAGAAGATTGGCAGTAATGGCAGTAGGAATTTATGTTGGTGGTGTTGCTGGAGCACAAGCCTTAAGTGCTGGTTTTAGTACATTCATGGCAAATGTAGTTACTGCTGTTGTTTCAATGGCTGTGTCTGCAAGTTTATCTAAAGCTGTTGGAGTAGATGAAACAGCTAATTTTAGCAATCAACTTAAAGATAGAACTAGAATGGTTAAACAGCCGATTATAACCAGAGATACTGTTTATGGAGAAACAAAAAAATCTGGTGGCATTTTATTTATGGAATCCACAAACAATAATCAAAATCTTCATTTAATTGTGCAACTTGCTTCTCATGAAATACAATCTATTGATAAAGTTTATTTTGGAGATGATGAACTTACTCTTGCAAGTGCTGGAACAGATAGCAACGGAGTAACGCAATTCAAAGTAACAAGCCCAAGTAAATATGCAACAGAATCAAGATTCACAAATAAAACAAGAACTCTTGTAGTTTCAGAATATACGACTATGCCTTTCAATAGACAGTTGCCTTTTGGTGGTAATGCGGTTGAGAATGGAGAAGGTATACAAAAAGGAGTAACATCAATAACTTTGGTGTCAGATGTAGCATTTACAATAGCAACAACAGATACATTAAATATTAATGGTGTTGAATATGGGATTTCTTCTGGTGGAAGTTCTTCTGCTTCTGGATCACGAAACACTTTAGCAGTAACTATTTCAGAAGGACTAAGAACAGATGTTAGAGCAACATCAATATTTCAGCAAACACCAAGTGGGCAAACAAGAATAACTCCTTTCAATAATCCAAATGCACCAAAGCCTTTTCTTGCTGGAACATCTACAGAAACAAATTTTGCTATTGTAGCAACACAAACATTTACAGATACATCTGATTTGACTGTTAGAATAAAACAGCACTTAGGAACTGATACACAACAAGCAGACGCAGATTTAGTTTCAGAAGTTTCACAATGGACTACTTCTCATATGTTGTCTGGGATAGCATATTTATATGTTACCTTAAAATATGACGCAGATGTTTTTCCAAATGGCATACCGAATATTAGTGCAGAAATTAAAGGCAAAAAAGTCTTAGATTTTAGAACAGGCTCAACAGCATTTTCTAAAAATCCAGCATTAGTTTTATATGATTATTTATCAGACACAAGATTTGGATTATCTGTTCCTACAACGCAAATAGACACAACATCATTTACCACAGTTGCAAACATTTGTGATGAAGACATCACTCTTGCTGGTGGTGGTACAGAAAATCGTTATGAAGCCAATGGTATTATTTTTTCAAATGTAGACCCAATGAGAGCTATAGATGAAATTACAGGCTCTATGCTTGGAATATTAAGCTATTCAAATGGTAAATTTATCTTAGCTGGGGGCAAGTTTGTTTCGCCTTCAATTACTTTAGACGAAGATGATTTTAGAGGTGGTATAACTATTCAGACTAAACAATCCAGAAGAAAGTTATTTAATACAGTAAAGGGTATTTTTACTAGCCCAGAGAGTAATTGGCAACCATCAGATTATCCAATGGTAACTTCAAGCACTTTTGTAAGTGAAGATAATGACGAAACTATATTTGGAAATATTGATCTGCCTTTTACTATATCATCAACAATGGCTCAAAGAATTGCTAAAGTTGTGTTATTTAAAAACAGACAGCAAATAGTTATACAAGCACCAATGAAGTTATCTGCTTTTAAATTACAAGTTGGAGATACGGTTACTATCAATAATTCTAGGTTAGGATTTAATTCAAAAATATTTCAAGTTGCAGACTGGACTTTTGTGTCAGATGAAACTGATACAGGTGTTGATCTAGTATTGCAAGAAACATCATCAAGTGTGTTTGACTGGAACGCAGAAGAATCAGAATTCATTTCTGATAATACTATTCTACCAACAGCAGAAACAGTATCAGCTCCATCTTTAGAGTTAAGCGATATTATGAGAGCATATTCTGGAATTATATCTACTATTCTTGTTATTAAAGTGGCTTCCAGTCAAGGCACAACTAATGAAATAGAAATTGAATATAGAAACACATCAACAGACACAGAGTATACAAGAATAGGTAGAGCAAAGACTGTTGGAACTTCTATGAAATTTGAGATTAAAGATGTAGAAGATGGACAAACTTATGAGGTTAGAGCAAGGTCAATAAATGCCTTTAATGTTGCTTCTTCTTTTACATCTGAAAATCACGAAGTAGTAGGAAAGACAGCTCCACCAGCAGATGTCGCAGATTTTTCTGTTAATATTGTCAATAATTTAGCTGTGTGTTCTTGGACTGCAAATAGCGAGTTAGATTTGTCGCACTATATTATTAGACATACACCAGCCACATCAAGCCCTACTTATGCTGGTGCTAGTATTATTGCAAATTATATATCTAAAGCGACCAATCAAATATCTTTACCAGCTCAAACTGGAACTTATATGATAAAAGCTGTTGATGTCTTAGGGATAACTTCTGTTACATCTACCAAAAAAGCAGTTATAAGAAATCAGATTGCAGATGATTTTAATGCAGTAACAACGACAACAGAATCCACAGGATTTGCTGGAACAAAGACAGATGTGGAAGTTGTAACAAGAGATGGTGTTAATTTCTTGCAAATTACTTTAGGTGAATTGTTTGACGATCATACTGGTTTATTTGATTCTGCTTTAGGGAACTTTGATGATGGTGGAGAAGTTGAAAGTAATTTAGATGGTTTTTATGAGTTTAATTCTAACCCAATAGATTTAGGTGGTATTTTTAACTCATATGTAACAACCTCTATGACCAGCACTAGATTCAACGCAAATAGCCTATTTGACAGCTTTGAGGGCTTATTTGACAGCCAAGAAGGTGATTTTGATGGTAGTTATACCGAGCAAGATGATGTAGACGCAAAAATCCAAATATCAACCTCTAATGACAATTCTACCTATACTGATTATCAAGATTATGTGCTTGGTAACTATAAGGCTAGATATATTAAGTTAAGAGCTAAATTAACTACCACCAATGCAGATTCAACACCAGCTATATCAGTTTTATCAGCGACCATTGATATGCCAGACAGGACTGTTGCAGAGGATAATGTAGAAGCTCCCACCAGTGGAAAAACAATAACATTTAGCCCAGCTTTTAAAGAGTTGCAAGGGCTAGGCTTAACAATAGATGACTTAGACCAAAATCAGCATTATGTTATATCAAGTAAATCAGCAACTGGATTTACCATAAACTTTTATCAAGGCACAGGAACAGGTAATGCAGTTGCAAAAGATTTCAGCTATGTTGCCAAAGGATATGGATATTTAGAGAGTAGTTAATTTAAAATTATTATGATAATCTAAGAATTATTTTAAGGGAGTAAAAAATGAGCCAGAATGATTTTACCATAGCAAACCAGACCTTTCCGAATACAAGGGCTGACATTAATTCAGCACTACAGGCTTTGGCAAGTACAAGTTCTGGGAGTTCAGCACCATCAACAACTTTTGCTAATCAGCTCTGGTATGATACTTCTGCAAATATTTTATATATTCGTAATGAAGATAATGATGGAAATATCCCAATAGCTGAATTAGATCAAAGTAACGACACAGTAGAATATTTTAAATCT